CCTGCATACCGTAGCCAAACCCTGAGCCCATCGTGTTGAGGCCAGTGTTGTAGGCATTGGAGATCTGGTTGTTCATATTGCCTGCACTGGTGAGTGCATTAGACTGATCAGTGAACTGTTGTTGTTGCTGGTTAAGTGACCTGTCGATCAGGTTGTTCGTGATGTTAGAGGTAACATCGGAGCGTCTGTCATCATAAGAGCGCTGGGCAATAGCATCGGCTACACCAGCACGGCTTGAGTTGACATTACCAGACCCAGAAGCAGCTGTGTTGATACCGGGGAGCGTTTGCTCTTGCAGCTGTCTGGTGCTGTCACGCATCACTGAATCAACCAAGGATCCAGCGTTGTCACCAGCATAACCAATAGCCTTAGACAAGCGGTCTTCTTGTGCTGCATCAGAGAGGCCTTGGAACTGGTTATACATGTTGTTGGCGTTGGCACCAAAGCCTGCGTTGTTGGCCATCATGTTGTAGCCACCGCGCTGCATGTCGAGGCCGTAGTTGCCCATGTTGCCAGCTGTGCCTGTCTGGAATGCATTAGGTCCAGCGTAGGTTGGGCCTTGGTAGTAACCAGTGTCTAAGACGCCATTGAAGGCATCTTGACCACCTGAGAGGGCTTGATCAACGTAAGGCTCATACTGACGAAAGCCAGCCATGTTGGCATCGTTCATGGCCTTCATATTCTTGCGGTCTTCTTTAGCGGCCTTGTTGCCCATGATGCCGCCTATGACGGTTGGTGCAACGGCACTAATGATACTGCCCCACATGCTGGATACTCCTTTAGCCTTTGTTGGCTTTTATTTTTATTAGTCTTCTGTGAGAGATGGCTTAAACTTGAACCCAAGCTGTCCCATTGTAGACAACCAGTCCCTGGTAGCTGTTACCCAGTGGGTTCCAAGGTGACACGGCATAGCGAACCATGCCCTTCCGAGGGCTGCTAGGTGCATCCTCAGCCACCTGGGGTGCTGCGTCAGCTATGGACTTTACGGATGCCTCAATCTCCCTGAGCTCATCTTGGATGAAGTTCTTGAAGCTAGCCTCTAGGGCTGGCGTGGGTCGCCTAGTGTAGACCCTAGTTAGTATGTTGAGCTTATCTGACAAAGACATGGTCAACGCCTCCCAGTGGCTACAACCTCGACGTCCATGCCTGACAGGGTGAAGTCTTTAATCTCTGAGGTCTGCACCTTGTAGCTTAAGTATCGACCACTGATACGTGTATCCACTTTGTACTCAGTTGAGCTATCGAAGGTCACCGAGGCATCATAGAGAGGTACGTTAGGTGGCAAGTCGGCAGCACCAAAGGTGAAGTCAAAGAACTTGTCAGTGGATGGCGTGGATATCTGAGGATAAAGCCTCTTGATGATCTTGTAGCTACTCAAGGGAAGCTGGGCTTCTTGGTCTAGGTCAATACCTGTGCGCTCTAGATAGACAGGTTTGTTGACCTCGGTGGTCTCAGGTAAGTTCAAGGACCCAGAGTCTACTAGGTCGAGGCCTAAGAGACGGGGGCTGGTGATACCGGCGGCGGTGTCCTTCTTGGAGACCATGACTGGGTATCTGGTGAACTTAGATTCCTGAGCGTGATAGGTGCCGCCCGTGCTATCATAGGTTAACCCTGTGGTGGCATAGGTAGCCACGGCGTCTAGGTTAGCTAGGGATCCTGAGGTTACATTAGGTAGATCCACGAAGGACCATGTGTCCGATCTGTAGTTATAGACAGCTGCCCTGTTGCAGCCGCTTACGTCATCATAGACAGCTAGGTCATCACCTGTGTGGTAACAGAAGTAGATCTCTTCTAGGTCGGCCACATGCATAACAAAGCAGGCCTCTTGTAGAGACATATCGATACCATTGAAGATGTAGTCTCGAACACGGTTGTCACAGATGGATTGCCTGGTGATGCCATCGTTGACATAGATGTCATCTGTATCAAAGACGTAGTGCTTACCTTCGACCTCTAGGATGCAGTTCTGGTTAATTACACCAGCATCATCAAAGACCTTACGGAAGTTAAATATGAAGGTGCCACCTACGAACTCCATGTTCCACACTTGGTCACTAGAGTAGATCAGGAAGTTGGAACCTAGGGTGGCCCCGTCCACGATGGGGGTCCTAAGCTGCACAAGATCATTGAAGCCTGCAGACTTGGTGGTGTCTGTAGCATCCCAAGATCCGGGTACATTGTTGGCTAAGGTTATATCTGAGAAGCGCACTCGGTTGGGGTAACTGGTGCTGCCCTCGGTTAGACCTAAAGCTAACATGAAGTCACCAAAGGACCTCAGGGACCTAGTGCGCCAGGTGCTATCCCAGTTGGCTAGGTTGCTGAAGGTACTGGCGGTAGGGGTTCTAGCGATTGGTACTCTAGAGGGCCTGTTGAGGTACTCTACTGAGGCTAAGGTGGTGCCGGTGACTGGGGCGGGGGATGCAGACTGGGTGTCTGTGTGTACTGAAGACACAGCACCATTGGCAAACTCTTCCACTGAGAAGTCATCGTTGACTATAAGCACTGTGTCGAAGGTGCCGGGGTTACTTAACCCAAAGACAAAGGATGGGACCTTGGTGCTGGAGCTAGTGTAGTCATAAGCAGTCCTGAAGACTGGTGATCTCTCTACGTTGCCATCTGAGAACCTGACGTTCTTAGCTCTAGTGAAGGCATTAAACGGGAGGTTGAAGGGGTCAACGTCAGTGATTACCCCTGCAGCACCTAGGTTTCTAATGGGGAGCAGGGGCATCTATGTGTATCCTATGTCTTCATGATGTAGGCTAGTGCATAGTATGGGGGTCTGTTCTCGTGACTAGAGTTACCACCCTTATAACCAATGCTTGTAGACACAGAGATACCTGTGGTTGAACTACCTGTTTGTTGGGTTTGGGGTTCAGAGTCTCTACTACTTTTCCCAGTACCAGAGGATCCAGTAGCACCCTTAAATGAGTGAGAGTGACCTGGGTCACTTACGCTGGAACTAGCACTGTGGTTGTGTGAGGGCATCTGGGCGATGCTGAGGGTCACACTACTGGCACCGCCTGTGTTACCTGTGCTGTAGCTAGAGCCAGAACCAACGATAAACCTGTTGCGGAGGTCGGGGGTTCCATTACTACCGTTACACAGGACAAAACCTGATGGAATGCTACTGTTGGACCCAGACCACATCATGATAACACCAGAGGGTACGCTGGATATATTGTTTATCTGGCTCTGGATGGAACTGGTGACACCATTAAGACGGTTGAACTCAGTACCAGTGACACCAGCTGCAGCTGCACCAGACAAGATGTTTAGGTCAGCTGTGTTACCGGTGTAGCCATCTAAGGTGTTAAGCTCATCTTGGGTGCCAGTGATAGCCCCAGTGATGTTGGGGAGAGTAGCCTTGATAGTACTCTTGACTAGACGGATGTGGTCATCAGCCTGGGCGAGACCATCAGTAGCTACTGGGTTGCTAGAGTTGAGGTCACTGATGTAAGTGCCGGTTTCTAAGGCCATACTGGTGTCCTATCTATGGTTACTTTGGTGTCCTAGGTGTCTTAGGTGGACCTAGGTGGGCCCCCAGGGTCTACTGGGACGCGTAAGAACCAGAAGATACCTAGGTGGACCTAGGTGGGGCTAGGTTATGCGATGTGGAGCCATGCGCCATACCCCAGCCACGCTAGCTCAACACTGGTGAGACGTAGGCGGGTAGACCCCATGTCATCCGGGGGTCCCCAATAGAGGTTCAGGGATGGGAAGACATGGATGCAGTTGTCTAGGTCTGGGGTGATGACGCTTAGGTACATGCTGGGGGACCTTTGATGGCCGGGGAACCTTTGTTTTCTGAGGTGGAGCCTCTGTTAACTGAGGTGGGACAACAACAACAACAACGAAGGTCTTTAACGGACTTTTGAAATCTATTGATTGATTTGGGTACTGGGGGCCACAAAAGCTGGGCATGGGACCCGTGAAATCACTGAGACATTCCTAAGTCATTGATATCATTGGATGCGTAGGTCAACGGATAGTGTATCCGATGACAAAACCTAGGATAGTGAACCCAGATCTAAGACATTAGATCCATTGACGTCAGAATTGTTAGGCTAACAGTCATAATCTTTAAGACAAATCGGGACCTAAGCCCACCAGAGTAAACCTCAGTCTACCTCAGTCTACCTCAGTCTACCTCAGTCTACCTCAGTCTACCTCAGTTGATCCACGGAAGACCAAACCACCCTGGGAGAAGACAGGAGACAGTCTGGGAGGGGACTGTAGTGTCAAGGGGTTTGGTCATCGGTAGATCACAGGTCGTCGTCACTGGTAGCTTCCTTCGTATAGGGGTCTCTTAGTACCTAGGTATCAAAAGGTGACTAAAGAGGCATCGGATACATGGGAAAAGGCATCGGATAAGGGGCATATAGTGAACATCGGTTATCATGTAACAAAATACCTTGATAACCATAGAACTAAGGCCTATGTGCGAATCAAGGACCTAGGTCCTAGGTTGGTGCGGGAGAGCTAACCTTAACTCCGGTTTTAGTGTTACCCCCGCACCAGCTGCTTACCTAGTTATTCCTCAGTAAGACAGAAGCCACAGAAGTCATCCTTAGATGGGCTTCCACAGCTGACACATGTCTTCCATATCATTCACATGTCCTCTGGCCTGTCTGTGGGTCGTAGTAGCAAGCCTCAGCACCCTCAGCACCACCGATGTCAGTACCTGTGTCTTCCTCAGCCTGTGGTTCAGCTGTGTCCTCACTGGTTGATGCATTGAGGATACCGTAGCGTTTACCTGATGCTCTGAAGGTTGTGCAGCCGCTAGCACCGCCATCATAGGCTTGCATGTAGACGTCCTTGAACTGTTCCCAGGTTACATCAGCACCTACGTTGCATGTCTTAGAGCAAGCAGAGTCCACGTAGTGTGATGCTAGGTTGAGCACTGCCACATGGTCAAACACAGAGAGGTCATCGGCCTTCTCTCCTTCGATCCCATGTACCCGGTAAGCATAGTCTTCTACTCGTTCTATCCTAGGTCCATCAAAGGTTTGGATAGTGCGGTCGTAGTAGTGGCTGAAGACTGGTTCTATCCCTGAGCTTACGTTGTCAGCTGATAGACTGATTGTCCCGGTTGGTGCTACAGACAACAGATGACTGTTGCGGATCCCATGCATACCGATGGCTGCTTGGATGTGGTCTGGTAGTGTCTTGACGAAGTTAGACTCCAGATACTTGACGTTGTCATAGAGCGGGAAGCTACCCTTCTCAGCTGAGAGTGCCACCGATGCCATGTAGCATTGGTCTCTGATGATAGCCATAACTTCACCCAGCTTAGCCAAGAAGCCTTCAGAGCCATACTTCAGACCCAGCGTCTCTAGGGCATTGGCTACCCCAGTCACACCTAGGCCCATCCTACGTTTATCCTTAGCTTCCTTCTCTTGGGCTGGCATCGGGTACACTGCACGGTCCACTACGTTGTCCATCGCTCGGACCACTGAAGGGATGTCTGCAGACAGCTGCTTAAGATCTAGGGAGAACTCATCTGTGTAGGGGTCTTGTCTGATGTACTTGGTCAGGTTGAATGACCCCAGCAAGCAAGCTCCGTTAGGTGGTAGTGGTTGCTCACCACATGGGTTGGTGGCTGCTATGGTCTCACAGTACCAGAGGTTATTCTTCTGGTTTATACGATCGATGAACAGGATGCCTGGCTCTGCCCAGTCCCATGTAGACCTGAGTATATCATCCCAGAGGGCTCTGGCATCCACTGTCTTATACACTTGGCCTTCAAATGTAAGATCAAAGAAGTCACCAGTCTTAACTGCATTCATGAAGGCATCAGTGACCCCGACACTGATGTTAAACCCTGTCAGTGTGGTGCTGTTGTTCTTTGCTCTGATGAACTCCTCGATGTCTGGATGGTCTACACGTAAGACACCCATCTGAGCCCCTCTACGGTGCCCAGCGCTGGCTATAGTCTGACAGACAGCGTCAAAGATACCCATGAAGCTGATAGGGCCTGATGACTTACTGTCGAGGCTTTTGATCAAGGCACCACGGGGTCGTAGGGTGCTGAAGTCGTAGCCTATGCCACCCCCAAGCTGCATGGTTCTAGCTGCA